TGATGGAAATATTGTTAGAATTTCATATATTACTACACAAGGCACGGCTGCTTATGGTGCCAATAGTTTTGTGTTGATGGATTCTATCTCAGGTTATTCTAACACCATAGTTTATCCAATCGTATCTGCATCACAAGGTGGTGAAAAAGAATCTATTGATTCTATTAAATTTCAAGCACCAAAAGCATACGCTGCACAAAACCGTGCCGTTACCAAAGAAGATTATATCACATTGATTCAACAAAATAACTTAGGTTATTCATTTGATGCAGTCAATGTTTGGGGTGGTGAAGAAAACAACCCACCAGTATATGGTCAAGTTTTCATTTCATTGAAACCTGCTGGTGCTTATACTTTAACTGCCACACAAAAACAAAAGTTAATTCAACAAGTTATCAAACCCATTTCAGTAATGACTGTTGAACCTACTATTGTGGATCCAGATTACACATATATTAAAATTAATGCCAATGTATTGTATGACCCAAAGAAAACCACATTGTCAGCAAACCAAATCAATCAATTAGTGGTTTCTACAATCAATAACTTTACTAATACAACATTAAACACATTTAATTCAACTTTTTCTTCACCTGAACTGATTGCTGCGATTCAAAATGCAGAACAATCGATTGTTACTAATGAAATCAGTATTCAAGTTCAGAAGAAGTTTTACCCAACATTAACAAAGACACAAACATACAATTTCTATTATGGAGTTCCACTCAAAAAAGGTATGTTCTTGTCTGGTGTAACTAGTTCTCCTGCCGTTCAGTTTCAGAATCCATTAAATCTATCTAATGTCATTGATGGAATTTATATTGAAGAAGTTCCTTCATCAACCGGCGGTGTAGAATCAATCTCTGTTACAAATCCTGGTTTTGGATACTCCGTAGCACCAACAGTTACTATTCAAGGTGATGGTTCTGGTGCTACTGCTAAAGCTGTAATCAATACTAACGGAACAATTAAGAGAATTGATGTTGTAACTGCTGGTAATAACTATACAAGTGCAATTGCAACCATCACACCAAATCCGATAGATACCAATGCCATGTTGGGTGCAGCTGTTTTTACCCTACAGTGTCAATATTGTACATTGAGAATTTACTACAATAATACAAACAATGTTAAAACTATATTCAACCAAAATGTTGGAACAATTGATTATGTTAACGGTGTAATCACATTAAACTCTTTTGGTCCTTATGATGTAGATAATACATTGGGTCAATTGACAATTTCAGCAAATCCAACAACTACAATCATTTCTTCTTCATATAACAGAATTGTTACTATCGATCCTTTTGATCCAAATTCAATTTCTGTAACTGTAACTGCTAAAAATTAATGTCCGATACTAATCAAAAAACATCTTTACTAGTTCGTTCTCAGTTACCTGAGTTTGTTCGGGACAATCCTGATTACGATAATTTTGTCACATTTGTTCAAGCGTATTATGAATGGATGGAACAAAACAATGGCGTTACTTATGGTTCAAAGAATCTATTGAGTTACCATGATATTGATAAAACAACCAGTCAATTCATGGAATATTTTATCAATGATTTTTTACCATATTTTCCACAAGATGCTTTAGTTGATAAATCTTTGGCAATTAAAGTTGCAAGACAGTTATATCAGACTAAAGGAACACCAGCATCATATCAATTTTTATTCAAAACACTTTACAATTCAGAATTCAATCTATTCTACACAAAAGATTCTGTATTGAGAGCCTCTGCTGGTAGTTGGTATGTGTCTAAAAGTTTGAGATTAGCAACAACCGATACTAATTTTTTAAACATATCTCGTTATCGTTTGTTTGGAGAAAGCACCAAATCTATTGCGACCGTTGAAAATGCTTTATCAACAAATGATAAAATAGAAGTATTCATTTCTAATATTGAACGATTGTTTAATTCTGGTGAGTTTGTTCGTGTTGTTGATAATAATAACCAAGATGTATATTTTTTAGATGGTAATGTGGTGCCCTCTGGCACACCAGGTTCTGAAATTCTTAGAGCTAAAATTGTTGGTCAGATTTCTCAGATTAATATCGATCCAAACAATCGTGGTCTGTTTTATCAACCCGGAGATCCTGTAGTAGTATATGGTGGTTTGAATTCAAATACAGGCATTGGTGCTACAGCAACTGTAGGAACAACAACAAAAGGTTCTATCAAACGTATTAACGTATTAACGGGTGGTTATGGTTATACTGCCAATCCAAACACATACATCACAATTACTGATGGTGGTGGTGCAAGTGCTGTAGTCGGTTCTTTGGATCCTGATCCAACAAAGACAATGAATGTTTCATTTGTGGTAGCTGATTCAATTCGTTTTGACCAGAGTGGTCAAGGTCCTGCTATCAGTAATACAACTTATTCCTTTTTGGCAAATACCATTTCAAATGTGGATACACCTTTACAAGATGCTTTTGGTTTTGATTCTTTTCAAACATATCCAATTTCATCAGTTTTAGTAACTAATGGTGGTGGTGGAATAACCAAAGTTCCAGGTGTTACAGCAATTTCTTCATATATTCACTCCTCACTTGGAAATCCAGATTTAAAATCTTTGGGTATTTTAGCACCAATACAAATCACTTCAGGTGGTGAAGGATATCAAGCAAACGATACAATTGTATTTACCGGTGGTTCTGGTTATGGTGCATATGCAAATGTTGAAACAGTTGATGCTGATGGACAAATATTAACAATCTCTTATGTTGCTGGTGAAGAATCCTATACAATTGGTGGCATGGGTTATAGGACAGATGCCTTGCCAGCAGTATCAGTAAATTCAGCTAATGTTCAAGCATCAGGCGCTTCAATCTATGTACCTGGAATTTTAGGTGATGGTGCAACATTTTCTGCTGTTACCGACCGTGCCGGTTCTATTACAACAATCAGCATTTCAAACTATGGTGAAGATTACATTGAAACACCAAATGTTTCCATCAAAATTCAAGATGTAGTAGTTTATGGAATTGATATAACAAATTTCCCACAGAAAAGTGATACTATATATCAGGGAGCAGATGTTGGCAATTCAAGTTATTTGGCTTATGTTGATTCAGTTCAATTGATTCAACCAAACATTGATCCAGCACTATCTTTATATAATTTGAGAGTTTATAATTACAATTCAAATCCCAATCTATCTTTACCAATAAAATTTGATGGTAAGGATATTACATTGACAATGGCTAATCATCCAATACACAATTATGGTGACGGAACAGCTAAAGCTTCTGCAACCTTCTTAAATGGATTAACAATTGGTTCAGGTCAATATTTAAATACTCAAGGTCAACCAAGTTCATTTGATGTATTACAAAGTAAAAAATATAACAATTACACATACTTGATTACCGTTACTGAAGAAATTTCAAAATATAGAGATATTCTATTAAACTTATTACATCCAACCGGTATGCAAATGCTTGGTCGTTATGCTTTGAAATCTGAAGCAAGATTTAATAATTATGCATTTAGCGTTGAATAACCTTAATAAATAAAGACTATGGCAAATCAATCATTATTAACAAATTACGGAAAACTATCTGAAGTTGAACAGATATACTACTCACCTGTAGTAGAACTACCGGATGTTCCTGGTGTTCCATTCTCATCAGTTTATTGTTTTTTATCTAAAGTTGATCCTTGGCCAGATGATAATGCGCCACCAGCACCTTCACAAACTCAAGCTGCAATTAAACAAACATTTAAAAACATTTTTGTAGCAAAAAGAGTTCAAACAAATGACCTATCTCCAGTAATCGAAAGATTTGACTGGACAGATGGTGTTGTTTATGATTATTACCGTGATGATGTTGATATGTTTGAAGTTGATGGTGATAACAAACTGGTTCGTAAATTTTATATAAAAAATCAATATGACCAAGTATTCAAATGTTTGTGGAACGGTAATGGATCACCTTCCACTTCAGAACCTTATTTTGAACCTGGAAATTACGGTGTAAATAACATTTACTATGGTGCCGATGGTTATAAATGGAAGTTCATGTATAATGTGGACATTGGTACTGCTCAAAAATTCATGGATAGCAATTGGTTGCCTTGTCCAGTAGGAGCCAATACTCCCGACCCATCTTTAGAATTAACTACAGCAGGTGCTGGTAGTATTGATGTTATTAATATTCTCGATGGTGGGTCAGGATATGATCCAGCAAATGCAATCATTACACTTACTATCACTGGTGATGGTGCTGGTGCAAATGCTGTAGCCAATGTCGTAAATGGATCAATTGATGATATTGTAGTCAATAATGCTGGCGGTAATTACACCTATGCAAACGTAGCCATAGTATCAAATTTAGGTTCTGGTGTATCAGTCATTGCTCCCACATCTCCAGTTGGTGGCCATGGTTATGACCCCGTATCTGAATTGGGTGCTTCAAGAATCATGTTCGTTACTGAATTTGATGGTTCTGAAGGTGGGGTAATTCCTACAGATATAACTTTTTATCAAGTTGGTTTGGTAGTTAATCCAACCAGTTTGAGTATGCAACATTATCCAGCTAATGCAACAATATATCGTACCACCACAGATTTGGTTGTGGCTCCTGGTTTTGGAGAATATGTAAGTGATGAAATTGTGTGGCAAGGAGATACTTTGGAAACCGCCAGTTTCTTTGGAACAATATGCAGTTTTGATGTAGCAAGCAATACGGTAAAGCTGATAAATACAACAGGAACTCCAATTTTAAATGCTCCTTTGTTTGGTAAAAATTCATCCACAACAAGAACATTATTATCATACAATCAACCAGACTTTGTAATCCTTTCGGGTTATATGTCTTACATAGAAAATAGGTCAGGAGTTACAAGAAGTCCTGACGGAATAGAACAAGTAAAAATCGTATTAGGTTACTAAAGGAATAAAATGGCTCTGAATTTTAATGTTGACCCTTATTATGACGACTTTGATTCGGCAAAGAATTTTCACCGTATTCTTTTTAGACCTGGTCGTGCCGTTCAAGCAAGAGAATTAACACAATCTCAAACAATTCTGCAAAACCAAGTTACTAGTTTTGCTGATAACATTTTCAAACAAAATTCTCCTGTTACTGGTGGTCAAATTACTACCAACTTTGGTGTATATTACATCAAGTTACAAGATACATATCTTAATATTCCAGTTGATGTAACCCAATTTGATGGCCAATTAATCCAAGATGACACCGGTACAATTTTAGCAAGAGTATTAAAAGTTTCTGTCGCAGCAAACGGCGACCCAAATACCTTGATTGTTTCTTATCTTTCAGGAAACAAATTTACAAATAGTTCACTCATTCATGTTGTGGGTTCAACCGTAACAGCACAAGCATATTTACAAAATTCTACAGGAAATGGTTCAATTGCTTCCATTTCTCAAGGTGTGTTTTATGTTTTAGGTAACTTTGTTCAAGTTTCAGAATCGACAGTTATTCTAAACAAATATGATAGCACACCAAGTTTAAGAGTTGGTTTGACTATTGATGAAACTGTTGAAGATTACATTAATGATTCTTCATTATTGGATCCAGCCGTTGGTGCTTCAAACTATCAAGCTCCTGGTGCTGACCGTTACAAAATTTCTTTAACACTATCTACTCGTCCATTAACATTAGGTGATGACCAAGACTTTATTGAATTGGTTCGTATTACAGATGGTGCTGTTGCCAAAATGGTTGACGGTTCTGTTTACAATGTTATTGATGATTACTTTGCTAAGCGTGATTATGAAACCAATGGTGACTATGTTGTTAGTGATTTTAAATTAACACCAAAAACATCAACCAACTCAAATCAATATACAATGAGTATTGGTAAAGGTTTGGCATATGTTCACGGATATCGTTTAGAGAATCAAGCACCAATCGAATTAACTTCTAATCGTGCAAGAACAACAGCATCACAAAATAATAGTCCAGTATTTGTGGACTTTGGTTCTTATTTGTATGTTGACACCGTTCAAGGTGCCAACGGTTCTGTATTTGACATAACCACAACACAAGCAATTGATTTACATTGTGTTCCAACAGTTAATGTGGCAGTTGGAACTGCTGACGCATACAATGCAACTAAAGTTGGTACTGGTTATATTCGTGCTTTGGTTTATGACCACAATACTTCTGATACAGATGCAAATACTTTTGTTTACAAAGCATATGTAAACGATATTCAAAACCAAGCTCCAACAGCAAACGCCACAGCCGGTTCAACAAACACCATTACACTACCATCAACATATTCCGTATGTAATACCGCTTATGTTGGTGTAAACATTTCTATTGTTGATGGTCCTTCAACTGGTGACTTTAGAACAATTACTTCTTATAACGGTGTAACCAAAGTTGCTACTGTTAATCAAAATTGGACATCAACTCCAACAACCAACTCAACATTTGTATTGAATTTTGATATTAAAGATATCGAAACTGTAACGGCTATTTCTAGTTCGTTCCCAGCAACTGTATATGGTATTGCAAATATTAATACTGAAGGTAAAGTTGGTGGAGTTTCATCCGGTAATACTGTATTGGAAAATCCAAATATTCCAGAAATGTTGTTTAATGTTGGAAGTCCTTATGTTTCTAATTTAAATAATACTTCATACACAACACAACAAGTATTCAGAAATATTGCTTTCACTTCTGCTGGTGGTTCTGTAACTGCTCAGTTAAACTATGAAGGTGCTTTAACTGGTGTTATGAAACATTTTGGAACTCCAGGTTCAACACTATCAGCTGATTTAATCAAACAAAACTATACTGTTGTTGTTACAAATAAAGGCACAAACACACTCATTAATGTTGGTGATATTGTTCCTTGGACAACTTCAGGAAGAACAGTTACTTTAGATAACGATTCTTCTATTGCCACCTTTGCTGCAACTGACCTTTCACCATTTACTGCAACTATTATTGCTAAAGTTTATGCTGAAAATGCAGACAATACTGGTTATGTTTTAAAACGTAAAAACTTAATTACAGCCAATACTGAAGCCATTAATATTACAGGCACTACTGTTAATACTTACACCAAAGTGGATGATACAACTTTAACATCTTATGGTCAAGTTTACATTGAAAATGCTGGTTTGGTTTCACCAGGAAGTCAGCAAAGTTTATATCTTTCTGACGTAAAACGTATTGTTAAAATTATTGACACCAAGAATTC